ACCGCCGCACTCGACGAGGAAGGCAAGGTCCGCCACGTTGGCACCTTCCGTGAATTGGAAGATGAGCTGACTGCCTTCTCCACCGTCGGCTACCTGGGCGACAAGAGCCCGAACCGAGCCGACGCCCTCGTCTGGGCGCTGACCGCGCTCTTCCCCGGGATTGTGAAGAAGGCCCAAGCACCTACTGTGGTCACAGCGCTCCCCACCATCAACCATTTTGCCCGAAGGAACTAACATGGCACGCCCGTCCAAAGAGCAGCAGCTCACCGGCATCCACGAGGATGCTGTCCACGAGTTCGATAAGATCCAGTCTGCCATGCGGGACGAACGCCTGCAGTGCCTTCAGGATCGCCGCTTCTATTCGATTGCTGGCGCACAGTGGGAAGGCCCGCTCGGGGTGCAGTTCGAAAACAAGCCGCGCTTCGAGGTGAACAAGATCCACCTGAGCGTCATCCGCATCTTCAATGAGTATCGCAACAACCGCATCACGGTTAACTTCGTGAACAAGGAAGGGGTGGAGAATGACAAGCTGGCCGACACCTGCGCTGCGCTCTACCGCGCCGACGAGCAGGACTCGGTCGCCGAGGAAGCCTACGACAACGCCTTCGAAGAGGCGGTCGGAGGTGGCTTCGGGGCATGGCGCCTGCGCGCTTGCTACGAGGACGAAGAGGACGATGAGAACGAGCACCAGCGCATCCGCATCGAACCGATCTTCGACGCCGACTCCTCGGTCTTCTTCGACCTGAACGCCAAGCGGCAGGACAAGGCCGATGCCAAGCGCTGTTACGTGCTGACTGCCATGACCCGGGATGCCTACAAAGAAGAGTACGGTGATGATCCGGCAAGCTGGCCGAAGCTCGTTCACCAGCGCATGTTCGATTGGCTGACCCCGGACGCGGTCTATGTTGCCGAGTACTATCGGGTCGAAGAGGTGGCCGAGGTCGTCCATATCTACCGCGGCCTGGATGGGCAGGAGAAGCGCGTCCGTGACTCCGACCTCAAGGATGACGAGAATCTGGAAGAGACCCTGGCTGCCACCGGCTTTCGTGAGATCCGCCAGAAGCGTATCAAGCGCCGCCGTGTCCACAAGTACATCATGTCGGGCAGTAAGATTCTCGAGGACTGTGGCTACATCGCTGGCAAGTGCGTTCCGATCGTGCCGATGTACGGCAAGCGCTGGTTCGTTGATAACGTGGAGCGCTGCATGGGTCACGTGCGCCTGGCCAAGGACAGCCAGCGCCTCAAGAATATGCAGATCAGCAAGCTGGGTGAGATCAGCGCCTATGGCTCGATTGAGAAGCCTATCTTCACTCCCGAACAAGTCGCCGGCCACCAAGTCATGTGGGCTGAAGACAATATCAAGAACTACCCGTACCTGCTGATCAATGCGCTGACCGATGCTGCTGGTTCACCGATTGCCCTGGGACCCGGCGCCTACACCAAGGCGCCTGAGATCCCTCCTGCCATGGCGGCGCTTCTCCAGCTGACCGAGCAGGACATGCAGGATGTCCTCGGCAACCAGCAGGCCGGCGAACAGCTGCAACCGAACATCTCTGGCAAGGCCGTTGAGCTGATCCAGAACAAGCTCGACATGCAGACGTTCATCTACATGAGCAACATGGCCAAGGCCGTCAAGCGCTCGGGTGAAATCTGGCTGAGCATGGCACGCGACATCTTGGTCGATGAAGGCCGCAAGATGAAGGGAGTCGGCCTGCAAGGTGAGATTGAACCAGTTGAGCTCCTGCGTCCGGTGCAAGGCGAGACCGGCGAGACCGAATACGAGAATGACCTCACCGAAGCAGACTTCGAGGTCGCGGTGGATGTCGGCCCGTCCAGCGCCAGCAAGCGCCAGAGCACCGTGCGCTCCCTGACCGGCATGATGGCTATCACCCAAGACCCCGAGACGCTGCAAGTGCTGGGCGCGATGGCGATGATGAACATGGAAGGCGAGGGCATCAGCGAGGTGCGGGATTACTATCGTCAGAAGCTGATCCGCATGGGTGTGGTCAAACCCACTGCCGAGGAAGCCGATGCCCTGGCGCAAGAAGCTGCGAACGCCCAGCCGGACGCCAACACGCAGTTCCTCATGGCATCTGCCGACCAAGCTGCCGCTGCCGCAGTCAAGGCTCGCGCTGATACCGTGCTGACGGTGGCCAAGGCCAAGGAGACCCAGGCCAAGACCCTGGAGACGTTGGCAGGCATCGACCTTGCCGAGCGTCAGCATGCGCTAGACGCCGTCACCTCCCTGGGAGAAGCCTTCAATGCGCAACAGGATCTACAAGAACCCGCACCTCCTGTTGCCAACGCGGAATAATTGCACCACAATGACAAGCAATGGCATCCACCTGGCCTTGAAATAGGTGAGTTTAGACGGGATCAACCACATGAACATGAAGGCAGACGGTCAAACGACCAACGAAGACGAAACCCAGCTGACCCTCGAGGGCGAAGTTCTGGGAGGTGAAGGCGCTGAAGGAGAGATCCAAGGCGAAGGCACCACCCAGGGCACCGCAGCCGAAGGCGAAGAGGGTGACGCCGACGTCGTCGTGACCATCGGGGAGGAGCCGCCGCCCTCCGACGAGGAAGAAACAGCCCGGGCACCGGAATGGGTGCGTGAGCTGCGCAAGAACCATCGTGAGCTCCAGAAGCAGAATCGCGAGCTCCAAGAGAAGCTGAGCGCCGTAAGCGGTATCGAGCAGAAGCCGACGCCCCTGGGCACCAAGCCGACCCTGGAAGGATGCGACTATGACGCGGAGAAGTACGAGCAGGAGCTGACTGGCTGGTATGAACGGAAGCGCCAAGCTGACGAACAGGAAGCCAAGGCTCGCGCCGAACAGGAAGCGCAACAGAAGGAATGGCAGTCGAAGCTCCAGTCCTACGGCAAGGCGAAAACCGAGCTGAAGGTCAAGGACTTTGATGAGGCCGAAGGACTGGTGCAGGAGAACTTCTCTGCTACCCAGCAAGGCATCATCCTTCAAGGCGCTGACGCACCGGCACTGCTGGTTTATGCCCTCGGGAAGAATCCGAAGAAGGCCAAGGAGCTTTCTTCCATCACTGATCCTGTCAAGTTTGCCTTCGCTGTTGCGAAGCTGGAGACGCAATTGAAAGTAACCAACCGCAAGGCACCGCCGCCGCCCGAGAAGACCGTCCAAGGATCTGGCTCGACTTCGGGAGCAGTGGATTCCAATCTTGACCGCCTTCGTGCCGAAGCTGAGAAGACGGGCGACTACTCCAAAGTGATCGCCTACAAGAATCAGCAGAAGCTGAAGGCCAAATAAACTCACCTTTTCGAGGTAACCAAAGTGGCTAACACCTTTTCCAAAGAAGAACGCGTAGCGTTCGAACTCCTGCTCGAGGGCTTCCAAGACGCTCTCGTGCTGTCCCGCAACGTTTCGATCTACAGCACCGATCAGGTGACGATGGAGCGTACGAGCGACACCATCTGGCGTCCGCAACCGTACATCAGCCAGTCGTTCGACGGTCAGGACCAGACCAACAACTTCAAGGACTACACCCAGCTGTCCGTGCCGGCCCGCATCGGTTACGCCAAGAGCGTCCCGTTCGTACTGACCGCGAAAGAGCTGCGCGACGCCTTGCAAGAACAGCGCCTGGGCCAGTCCGCCAAGCAGAAGCTGGCTTCTGACATCAACGTCGCCGTCATGTCCGTGGCTGCCCAGCAAGGCACCCTTGTGGTCAAGCGGACCTCTGCCGCCTCCGGCTTTGATGACGTCGCTCAATGCGAGGCCATCTTCAACGAGCAAGGTGTGATGGACTTCGAGCGCTACCTGGCTCTGAGCACCCGCGACTACAACGGCATGGCCAGCAACCTCGCCGGTCGTCAGACCATGCAGGGCAAGCCGGTCACTGCCTACGAGAAGGCCTACGTCGGCACCGTCGCCAGCTTCGAGACCTACAAGCTGGACTACGCGAACCGTCTGGCCGCTGCCGCTGGTGGCGCTGGGCTGACTATCGACACGCGCGACTCCGCCGCCAACTACTACATCCCGAAGGCCACCTCCACGGCTACGATGGGTGAAGTGGGCAACGTGGATAACCGCTACCAGACGGTCACCATCTCCAGCACCACTAACGTGGCGGCTGGCGACTGCTTCACGATCGCTGGCGTCAACGCCGTCCACCACATCACCAAGGGCGACACGGGCCAGCTCAAGACCTTCCGCGTTATCTCGGTCGACTCGGGCACGACGATGACCATCAGCCCGCCGATCATCTCCAACCAAGTTGCCAACGACTCCTCGGCCGAGTACCAGAACTGCGTCGTGAACACCAAGGCTGCGAACTCCGCAATCGTCTTCCTGAACACGGTGGCTGCCTACGCCAACCCGTTCTGGCAGAAGGATGCGATCGAGATCCTGCCGGGTCGCTACGCCGTTCCGTCCGACGCCGGTGTCGCTGTGATGCGTGCTTCCACCGATCAGGGCATCGAGCTGGTCTTCCAGAAGTGGTACGACATCAACACCATGAAGACCAAGTATCGCGTCGATACCTTGTTCGGGGTGGTGAACAAGCAGCCCGAGATGTCCGGCATCATGCTGTTCAGCCAGACCTAATCTAGGCCACGGGGACTTCGGTCCCCGTTACCCTATTCACTGAAAAGGAATCGTCATCATGTCTTCCAAAGTTGTTTCTCCCCTCGGCCAAGTTACGGTCGTCCTCGCGGCTGGCGAAAGCATTGCCGTCTTCTCCAAAGGCGTCGCCACGGTCTCCCAGGTGCTCGGCTACCCGAACCACCCGCAGACCGTCTCCCAGATCGGCACTGTCACCAATGGCGAAACGGTCTTCGGTTCGTACGCGTCCGGCGCGACCATCATCATTGATGCTGGCCCGCAAGGCGCCCTGTACGAGTCCGGTACTGCTCCTGTGGTTACCGGTGCCCGTGACTGGCAGCTCCAAGGCAACCCGGTCGCCCTCGATGCTACCGGCGCGCTGACTGCTGCCGCCATGCTGGGCGGAATCGTGACTTCGACGACGGCTGCGGCTGTTGCTGGCACGGTCCCGACCGGTACCGTCATGGATGCCGCGGACACCGCCCTGGCCATCGGCGACTCGTTCGACTGGTCTGTCATCAACACCGGTGGCGCCAATGCCTTCACGGTCACCGCGGCTGCAGGGCATACCCTGGTTGGCGCGGCTGCCGTGGCTGCCAGCACCTCGGGTCGCTTCCGCACGCGCAAGACCGCGGCCGCGACGTACATCACCTACCGCCTGAGCTAATCTGGCAACGGGGGCGGGTTCGCCTGACCCCGTCTAGGAGACCTCCATGAGCAAAGATCAATTCCCGGCACTCGTCTACAAGAACAACGGCCCTCACCAGCGCGCTGGTGGCAGCTATGACCACAAGGTCGTAGAATCGGCCGAAGAGCTGGACGCCGCTTTAGGCGATGGCTGGCACGCTTCCCTTCCCGAAGCCATCGGGGAAGACAAGGCGGTTGTCGCCAAGGAATCGGCCCCGACGCAAGCGACCGCCGCCAAGGTGCCCTCCGCCCAAGCCAAGGCCAAGTCAGCGCCGGCACAGCCCTGGGCCAAGGCGTAACAAATGGCCTGGGCTAAGCGGCAATTCATCACCCAGGCGTTCGAAGAGATCGGCCTTGCCGCTTATGTCTTCGACCTGACACCTGAGCAGCTTCAAAGCGCTCTTAGGCGTATGGATGCTATGATCGGCGGGTGGAATGCCAACGGTGTTCGTATCAGCTATCCGCTACCATCTAATCCGGAAGACAGCGACCTCGACGCTGACAGTGGGGTCCCTGATTTTGCCAACGAGGCGATCTACCTGGGTCTAGCAGTTCGGCTAGCTCCTTCCTTTGGTAAGACCGTTTCGCCCGAGACCAAGGCGTTCGCAGACATGGCCTACAGCAACATGGCCAACCAAGTTGCGATCCCGAC